ACCTACAAATATTGCAGATAATAGTATCTGGACAATTGGTTCTGACCCTGTTCTAGACCCTGTAGGTTTCAATGTACCTATGAGTTTAGCTAAAGGAGGGGGTAAGGTTGTTGGCGTTATTAGAGACTTAAATCAATTGTTTATTTTAACCAGTTCAAGTTTGTGGGGATATCTGGTTACTAACGGTGCAATTGTCCCGACTGCTAACTCAGAAACAGGGACTATACGCGCTAGGAGTTTTGCACCATGAGAACTTCTACTAGAATCGTGGTACTGAGTAAAAAGCTATGGACACCTGCACAACTTACAACAGTGCTGTGGCTTGATGCTGCTGATACTTCAACTATTACTCTAAATGGCACAACCGCTAGTAAATGGCGAGATAAATCTGGAAATGATAATCACGCTACACAAGCTACACCAGCAAATCAACCAACTTACCAAGTTGGACAAAATGGGCTAAATATTCTTACTTTTAATGGTAGTAACTGGTTGGCAGTCCCAAACACAGTAAATCCATCAGGGGCTAGTGCCGTTTTTGCAGTCTGTAAACCAGACCATTCTCAAACTTTTGCTGTAATTATCAGTCGAGCTTTTAACTGGGGTTCTTGGTATTTGCGCTCTGCTTCTACAGGCACATCTGCTGATTATTCTGTTGGACGTAATGGTATTGATCAGGTTATTTCCTCTGTCACTGGACTTACTAATGCAACCAACAAGATAATCACAGGAGTTCATGACAATATCAATGTGAGTATTTCTGTCGATGGGAGATCATTGTCTTCCACAGCTTATACACACAACCCAACCTACAATGCTAGTGACGCTACAACCATAGGGGCTTTTAGGAACACAAATGATACTACGGCATCACTATTTAGGGGGGATATGTACGAAATAACGGTGATACATTCAGCACCATCACAAGACACAGTTCATCGGATGCAGGGTCACTATGCTCATAAGTGGGGGCTGACATCTGGACTGGCTGCAAATCACCCTTACAAAACTTCGCCACCTTATGTTTAAGATATATTTGTTTAAGATATATTTCCTTTGCTGCTAAATAAAATAACATGACAAAACAACAATGGCTGATTACTCAAATTGAACAATTCCCTCAATTATCTGCCAGGGAATTAGTATCTTACTTGAACGATAAAGTATTAGTTAATAATCCAGTTCTTATCGGACAAATACCTGTATTAACTACACTAGAAGAAGTATCGGACGTAGTTACGGATGCGGAAGTCTTAGCTATAGCTGAAAGTCCAGTCTATTTAAGGATATTAGATGCTATTGCCCAAAATCGACCTGATTGGATTGTTGGAAATTTAACTACTTTAAAACGTGGGGGCAAGTTAACCCAAGCAAGTTTTGATGCCATCATAGCGTTACTTCAAAGGACTCAACCAGACCCTAACTATCAAGCGCAAGTATTGATAAGCCCTGCTGAGTTAGCGGGGTATGATTTTGTGTTAGTTAGCGATGTTGAGGAATTATTAACTCCCTAAACTTCCCCCAAATACTAAATTCTGGGATAAACAAGAATGTGCGCCACTTCCCCCGTCTACAACATCATTTGTGGGCGGGGTTTTTCTACTGCCGTCAAAAGCATCCACGTAAGATAAAAAGTCATCATTCCACCAAGCTCTTAGTATTTTTATCTTCCCGCTCCTAGCATCCATAGCCCAGGGTTTAGCCCGGGTTAATTTATCGCCAAGAGGTTGGACTCCCTTACAATTACACTCAGGCAAAGCTTTTTTGATTGTCCTAATTAAGCTTTGTTCATGTCTCCTTGACGCTGAACCGCCCTCTAACTCCCACCGTTGCTTAACTTTTTTACCATCCGCCACGGCCATCGTTACGATTTGGTTATCGCCCTCTTCTGCTCCTAACTGTTCCCAGTAAACATCTAAGATGTAATATTCATACTCTCCCGTAAATTTATTTTTAACTTTCATCCATTTCTGGGATGCACTAAAGCATGAGGATGAAGAGGCAACTTCTTTAGCTGTACTGGCCAAATCCCAAAACCTTAAAAATTGGGCAGAAGTTAAATCCATGCTGCTTAACTGTTCTTGATCTATTATCTCAAACCACGAACGGTTAAAGACTAATCCTGCCGACCATTTAATCTTCCAATTACCTTTAAGTAACCGCTCCATGTCAACATTAAGTAATGAAAGTAAATTAGCTTTGTAATCAGGGTTTTGGCTTAAGAGAATCTTATTGTCGTCTAAGGTTGCACTAATAAAAGTTAAGGATTTTGGCGGCGCAATTTTAGCTAATTCTGGGAATTTAAGCATTAATTCTTCTGCGGAATCTCCCCAGTGAATAACGTTATTTAAGCGGTAAAAGTATCTTAAAACGCCTGACCTTTCTTCGATAGGGTATCCCGTCGTAGGGTTAATATACCAATCAATTAATTTAGCTACCCACGAATCTGCGTCAGGGTTACAGGTTGCATCAATCCTTGGCTTAACTCCGCACGTACTTCTATTTCTTGAAAATAAGAACCAAAATTGTTTTTCGGTAAATTTATTTAACTCATCAAAGCCAATATAGGCTATTTGCGCTCCGGGGAATTTATTCTCTACGTCTTTTTCATGTTGAGCGTGACCAAAGCTAATAGCTGCGCCGCTGGGAAATTTCCAATCTAATTTACCCTCTCTTGGAATTGCACCAGGGACTAAGCCAAATAATTTCTTAGACTCATCCCATAAACCACCCTCTGTTGTTATTTCAGGCGAAGTCCGGCGGAAGATTACCGCACCATAATTAGGGTTATCAATATTAATTAAAGACTTCCTTAACAATGCCCACGACTTCCCGCCTCCACCGGCTCCTCCATATATGCACACATCAGCGCGCGTATTTACAAAGCTTGTTTGCTTTCCAGGCTGTGGATCTGGAAGGGTAAAAGTTACCGCATTATTCTTAGCTTTTTCGTTAACCTTGGACTTTAATAAAGTTGTTGGTGCGCCACTTAAAAAATCTTTTCTTTTGCTTCCCATTTCCTTTAAGACTGTGCTATAATTTATATATAAGTTAAATTATAGATTTAAAAATTGCATAGGTGACACAAAGTATTATCCCAGATGAAGAATAGTCTGGGATATTTTTTTTGGATTTTTTTCGTAGATGAAGTGTGTCTAGAGTACCCGCCCACTCTCGCCTTACCCCCGCCTTAATCTCGACCCCCCCTTAAATAAATTAATTAAAGTCCCGGCACTAAATTTAATTTAAGGATTAATCTAGCGATCGCAAGATAAGAGATAAGAGATAAGAGATAAGAGATAAGAGATAAGAGATAAGAGATAAGAGATAAACCTTAAATTAAATTAGTGCATAGTGCAGACAAGTTTCGACGCTAAATTAAATTAGCGATCGCAGAATATTTTTAACTCATGTATAAAATATAACATAAAATTAATTTAAAATACTGTTGCACGACGGTAGAGAGTAAGTTATATTAGTTATATTGAAAGTTAAAAAGTAAAGAAAAGAGGACATAGGAAAATGAAGACCGTACAGACCATATCTGGAGACAATTTCGTACTAGTAACTGACAACGAAAAAGAGATCCCTATCTCCAGACCTTACCTAAACCACTGTGATATAGAGTATAGAAAAAAGAAGGAGGAAGACTATGCAAACTATAACCTTCGGGAACACCATCAAGAACATTATGGCGAAGGTCTTTTTCAAGGATACGATTACGGCCACGATTTGGGGATAAACGATCCCTTTGCTGAAGAGATATTAGGGTCGGATATCTTGTTAAGATAATACCTTAAAATACTCTTAAAATAAACCTCTTAAATTAAGTTTTAAGAGGTTTATTTTTTTAATTCATACATTATTCTTGACCCGCGATCGCTATTAAATAAATTAATTAAAGTCCCGGCACTAAATTTAATTTAAGGATTAATCTAGCGATCGCTAAGGAAATATTTAAGAGTTAAATTACTTAGTCCTAGCTTATACATAAAATTAATTTTAAAATACTGTAGCGTTATTTTTAAGAGTGCGTTATTATAAAGAAAGTTAAAAAAGTTAAAAAAGAGGTAAGGAAAATGAAAAATAAAATAGCAGAAATTAAAGAACTAGTTAAAGAAGTATTCCCTGATTTTAATCAGGAAAAAGATATAACGCCACAATTAGTTAGGCAATATATCAAAAACAAGTTACCAGAAGAGGTTTTATTTCAAACAGCAGTTTTAGTTCCATCCCGGATCAATTGCTGGGTAAGAATTGAGAAACTGTGCAACTACTTAAAAACAGTCAAATACTGGGCTAGTTTATAACTTTAAATAAGTTATTGCGGTCGAGTGAGTTATGACTCCCGACTTAGGTTTAATGCCTAAGCGATCGCATTCTTAATCCTAAGAAGTAGTTAAGCTTAGGATTAAGAGTTAACAAAAAGTAAAAAAGTAAAGGAAGAGGTAAGGGAAAATGGCTAATACATTCATGACAGGAAACTACTACAAAAATAGCTCTAGAGAGATCATTATTCTCGTTACGTCGCGGACAAAGTGCTTTGTAGTTTATAAAGCATTTTGGATAAACGATCCGCACAACTGTTATCAAGAGGGCAAAATCAAGGTAAAAAATGAAGATGGCAACGAGTATATCTTAATCGATAGATTTAGCAAATACTCGTCAATAGACGAGTATGTAAAGTATGTTAAGGAGGATAATATAAAGGAGGAGGTTAATGTTAAGGAGGAGGTTAATGTAAAGGAGGAGGTTTATAGCGCAGTACACAGAAACTTCCTTAAAGTTGGGAAGAGGTTTAAATACGTAGATTTAAAAAATGATATAATACAAGATGTCATTTTTGAAGACACTAACGGTAATGGTACGATTTTAAACTTTAGAGCCATCAATAAAGATGGCAATCCAATTTACTGTCACGGCAGTTTGTTTGTGGTTACTTTAAGTAACCGCGATTGTTTAAAACCTTTTAATTATTTAACTGTTGAGGATAGTGTGTTACCCTTACCTACTAATGCAACAGTTAATAATGTAAAGGAAGAGGAAATTAAGGAAACTCTTGAGGATAGTGTGTTACCTTTACCTACTAATGCAACAGTTAATAATGTAAAGGAAGAGGAAATTAAGGAAACTCTTGAGGATAGTGTGTTACCTTTACCTACAACATTACTATCATTAGTTATTCAGGAACAGGTACAGTTAAAGGAGACAAAAACAATGTTTAAAATTAATGTTACCGAGCTACACTCCGAAATTCAAAAAAAATTAGCAGTTAAATTAAATGGGGTGCTGAACACCTCTGGATTAATAGACATTATTCAAGTAGACACCAATCCAAATCTTCTGGATTGGTATGAACTAGAAATTGCCATTTATGGCGATATTGACACTGACTCTGATAGATTGCACCAATGTGTCTCCTGGGATGAAGACGACGAAGTAAAGAAAAAAATAATTAAAGAAGCAGTAATAATTACTGAAAAAAACACAGTAGCCGATGAATTACATCGGCTGAACTTAACTTTTGAAGACTTGAAAAACCCTGCTAAATTAGGGTTGGCAGGGTTGATATCCGTGCCTTTTAAAGACAAAGATAAAAAATATCACAACAAATTAAACCTGCCGCAAGAATGCCAGGGTCTTCCAGCATTTTCAACAGGAAATATAAGAAGATCTCAAACATCAACTCATTCTACCAATAGAATGGGAGATTCGGTTAGTCACAAGACATGGGTAACAGAATATGAGTACGTCATTGGCACGTATCTATATTGGTCAGATACCAATATAGAAGGGAAAATATTGTTCCCTTCTGAGTCCGAAATCTTGAAAAAAGAAATTGATCATTTGGCAGATATAATTATCTGCAACGGGGTAAAAACCCTTTCGGAAGCAAAGGAATTAAGTGCAAAAAGAGAAGCAAGAAAAGCGGTTCTAGAAAAAGAACAGCAGGAAAAACTATCAAGGTTAACACCTGAACCTGAATGGGTTCGCAAAGAAATTACCAATAACGGAGACGTTGATCGTTTTTGGGTTGGAGACGATATGGTCGTCTCATTCAACTGGAATGAAGACGGCACAGTATGGGAGCATTGCGATGACCGGACACGCGGTTTATCCAATAGAGTCAGGACTTCAGTGTCCATCGGTTCTGATAGAGATGCTGTCATGGCACGGATAAGCTTCTTGCAAGCAGAAGCGAGTAAAAAATTCGCTGAAAAGAGAGCGAGAAAAGAAGCCTATGAAGCTTATAAAAAGGCTCAAGAAGCTGGCAGCAGACCTATTAAGTCTTTTGACAAGTGGCTACAAACA